TCCACTTGGTTTTATCTTCAGCATCTTAAGCATACTGCTGGCGTCCGTATTAATCCTACTAGCCTCATGTTGGATGATTATGATGGCTCTCGCTCTCATCGTAATGGATTACTTCTCGCCCTTGGGCTCGATGACGATTATGATCGAAAACTCACTAGAGGAGACTATGCGAACCTTGAATCACAAGCGAGGGAGATTCTTCTCGAAACGCAAGCGAGGTTCCCTGAACACTTGGCACAGATAGACTATTTCACAATGGAGACCTGCCTTTGTTCTTTCAAGAAAATCTTTAGAGAAAAACACGGGAGATATCTAGGTTACTATCTTGACCGCCAAGCCGAAGAGATTATGCAATGTGAGAAAGACGGTTGGTATGGTATTGACTGGAACGTTCTATGGCAGTCCCGCGAAGAAACCATTGACCTGCGCCTTGACCACAAGAATGGAATTAATAAAGAAAACTTTACTTATTTCTTGAATTCAGGTAAAATAGATAAACTTGATTGGATGTTTGATGATGAAGAAGTGCCTTTAATTGGTTTGGAGAATTTTGTATGAACCCTGATGATATTCTTAATGACACCATATCCCTTGGTGGTTTGATGACTGGGACGATTAGTCCTTCTGGTTGGCGCGCGCCAAATATTGTTGGAGCTAACACTATTTCAATGCAAACCGAAGATGCTTTGGATAAGTTTGCAATGAATAAGTTTACCATTGACCATAAAGTCACTGCTCAAGAACTTTTAAAGCTACAAGAGGTCGCTCCAGACTTCGCCAAAGAGATTAAAGAAAATATCGCCAAGAACCTAGCGAGAGATATCAGTAACAAAGTATCATATACAAAGAAACACGATAAAGATACCGATGTACATCATTTTATTGGTCGTGTTTGGGTATTTACTGAGGAAGAACTAAAACAAGTTTTAGGTGTAAAATAATGTTTATTGATAGAATTAAAGCCAACGACGAGGTGACCATTACTATGACCAGCAATCCAAAAAAGACCCGTAAATTAATCGCAGTAGGAGGTTCTCCAGGAACTGGTAAGACTACTCTGTTTCGTAAGTATATGGAAGGAAAGGTATTCCAGCCAGTTGAACCAGCTAAGTTAGTGTCCGCTATGTATAATACTGAGCGTGACCTATACATCCTTGGTAAGTATGAAGAGGGTGAAGTTTTTGCTGGAACCGACCGTCTATCTATGGCAGTTCAGCCAGCCATGCAGGAGTGGATCGCCAGCCATAACTGTAATGTTCTCTTTGAGGGTGACCGTATCTTTAACCAGTCTTTCCTAGAGTTCGCTATGGGTCTACCAGATACCGACCTACAGATCGTCTTCCTAAATGCACCCAAAGAAACCCTAGAACAGCGTTATAAAGACCGTGGTTCAGAGCAATCGGAACAGTTCCTAAGAGGTCGGGAAACTAAATATAGTAATCTATTATCCAACTTTGAGTTGATGCCATATATTACTGAGTTTGCAAACACTAATTTAGAGGAACAAGCGAAAGTTCTAGCCTTCTTGGAGAGTCATCTAGGTTAAGGTTTGAACTTTCTAGGAGGGTCAACCTATGAATTTCCTAGAGAAAGCAGACTTTAACTGGATGGAGATGCTCAACTTTTATGAGCCTCCGTTTAGGGCAAAACTCAACCCGAGCAAAGTGTGGAGAGACCTCGATCGTTATAAAAACGATTCTCGAGGTCTCATCAATTATTGCAAGAAATGGCGTTGTCGAGTGGAATTTAGAGCTGAACCAACTAAAGCGAAGTACTGGAAAGACTATGTTGGTATCGGCGGAGAATACGACCCAGAATCAAGACAGTCTATTCTTCACCTGTACACCTTAGACTTCGACAACTTTAAGTTTTCTGACAAAACTTGGACTAAGTTTAAGTATAGATTAATTCAAACTCTTATGCATGAGATAATTCATTTCATGCAATTCCACCGCCGCGACGACCAGTGGAGTAACTACGTTTTACCACATAAAACGATCGGTAACGCAAAGAAAGATAATGAACGTAGATATCTTTCAGAATTCGATGAGATACAGGCTTATGCTCATTGCGTCTACCTTGATTTGAAAAACAAATACCCGCATACAGAAGTCTCTAAGTTTCTTTCTGTTTCTAAGTTGAAGGAAAAATGTCCATCAAGCACATTGAAGTACATACTAAAAACCTTCAATTATGACTGCCGTAACAATAAAGCCATCCATAAACTATTCCAGCAGATACTAAAATGGGATAGAAAATATAAAATAAATAGTCAGTAAATTACTGAAAGAGGATATTAATGGCAACATTGACCCCTAAAGACTTTAAGGGTAAACACGGCGAAACTAGAATTATCGCACTACTTGAGAAGTTGATTCAAGGACCAAAGTCACCGTTCACAACGGTCGACGGCAAACAACAACCATTCAACAAAATTACATATCCTGATCCACGTTCTGGTAGATTGATGACCAAGAACGCGAATGATATTGCCGACTCGGCTGACATCACAACCCTGATTAGAACAGGTACAGTTTCATTCAAACAAATTCAACTATCATATGACAAGGGTGGTAAGGTCACTGCTCTAGTTCCTCTTTCAGATATTTTAAAAACTGAAGAGTTCGGTGGTAAAGCAAATCGAGGAGACATGGCGGAGATTATATTCTCAGCTGCGATTGCTTGTAAATTCCTTAATAAAAACCAACCTGTTATCCCAGAAGACGTTATTAACTTTATGGGTCGATTAAACGATACAGATACAAAACAGATTATTGGTCCACTGAAGTCACCAAACAAAGAACCAAAGGTTGTAGACGATTTAACGTGGGAAGTTAACTCGGCGATGATCAACATTAAAGCACTAAAAAACCCAAGACATATTAGAAATCTCAAGAACATTATCAACCAGAGCGTCAAGTATGCCAATTCTGCCGCTGTTACTAATAACGCTAAGATAGTTTATGAAAACGGTCTTTATAACAGAATTGATGTGAAAGCGGTTGGAACTCTTGCCCAAAACGACACTAAGGTAGACGTTTTCGTAATGATCGATGATAAAAAAGTTGACATTAATGTTTCTTTAAAAGCAGGCGGCGCAAAACAATTTGGTCAAGTTGGTGGCGGCACGATTGATAAACAGCAAGAGCTTTGGATGACTTTAACTGGTATTAGAATAACACCAGCTTTAGAGAAGAAGTTCTTCGATACTCTAAAAGATTCTGGTATTATTGAAGCTAATGCTGTTGTATATAAAGGTATGGCTGAAGCGTTTAATAATATGATGAGAACGAATAGAGAAAAACTATACGATAATCTTTCAAACGGTATTCTGTTCTATGGTACAAGAAATGAGCAAGATGTCGATATGGTTTCTTTAACTAACAAAGAAGCAATAGTTTATAAATTTAATAACCTTCGAGATGCTCTTTATCTTAAAAACAAGAACTTAAAAGCAGTTTTTATCGCAAATAAAACTAAACCTGAAGTTCGTATTCAAGATGATAAACAGGGTACAATTCTAATAACAATCCGACTAAAGCAAGAGACAAGAAATAACTACATAAGAAACTACATCGAAAAGGGTAAACTTATGACTGAACTTGTGGGAATGGTCGCAACCTAAATAAGAGATATGCTAAACTTTAAAGACTTTCTAAAAGAAGAAGCGGAAGAAGGTGCTAAATTAAAGCACATTCATCACGCTGAAGACAGACCATTCCTGCACGGTAATGAGGGTTTCGAACACGCTGAAGGTGCATTAAAACAAGCCCATGAACATATGAAGTCAGGGCATGTTAGCAACGACCTGACAGAGAAGTTTGATGGATCCCCCTCTATTGTTTTTGGACATCATCCAGAAACTAAAAAGTTCTTCGTTGCTTCTAAGTCAGCGTTTAACAAGAATCCCAAAATTAATTATACGCCAGAAGATATTGACCGTAACCACGGACATGCTCCTGGTCTTACATCTAAACTAAAGGATGCTTTGGCTAATCTACATAAGGTGGCGCCAAAGAAGGGAGTTTACCAAGGCGACTTGATGCACACTTCCGAAGATCATCAGGTTCACCCTAATGGTTCTGTTTCCTTTACGCCAAATACCATTACATATACTGCTCACGGCAACGAAGCAGAAAAGGTAAAACGATCAAAGGTTGGCGTTGTTGTTCATACGAAATACGAAGGTAAAAACCTCGGTGATATGAAAGCAACGCCAAATGTTTCTGATTCTGAGTTTAAATCTCACGCAGACGTTCATATTCATACTGCAAACTTCGATACAAGTAAGGTTAGTTACACACCAGAAGCACAACGTAAGTTTGAACAACATATGCACGCAGCCCGCGATGTTCATCTAAAGAATCCAGATATGTATAAGCATATCGAACGCCATGGTGGAGATGCTGGGCATCTAGCAACTTATATCAACCAAACTGTTCGTGACGGATCTACCCCAAACACTGAAGACTTTAAGAAGCACGTTATGGATAAGTATAACAAAGCTGCTGAAAAAGTCAAAACAGAAAAGTCGAAGCAAGCAAAGATTGGTGAGGGTGAAGGTCAATTAGCCCACGTAGATTCTCATAAAGAACATTATGATGCTGCTTTCAAACTTCACAGCCATCTACAAGCTGCAAAGAATACGTTAGTAAATGCTTTAGAATCACACAAAGGTGGTTATGATTATTCAATCAACGGCAATCCTTCAAAGCCAGAAGGCTTCGTTGTTAATCATAAAGGTGAACCAACAAAATTAGTAAACCGTGCAGAGTTTGCTAGACAAAACTTATTAAAGGTGCGCAAATGATTTCATTTAAAGAATATCTAAACGAAAAGAAAAAAGACCCTTGCTGGACTGGCTATGAAATGGTTGGGATGAAAGACAAGGATGGTAAGAAAGTTCCTAACTGCGTACCAGTTAAAGAAGAATCAGAACTTGATGAGGCAACATATCAAGGTAAGACTGTACCTCTAAACAAGCCAATGGCTGGTGATGTTAAGAAGT